GATTCCTATTTGGCCCGGCTCAAGTTCATTCCAACCAGGAGATACTCCATTTGGATTTTATGATAATGAATTTCAATTTCAACAAGATGCTGATAAATTTTCAAAATTTGCTGCACAACGTTTAGGATATCCTTTAGTTGAAGTTGAATTACAAGACATTAACTTTTATACTGCACTTGAAGATGCAGTAACAACTTATGGAAATGAATTATATGCATACCAAGTAGCAGAAAATTTATTGTCTTTTCAAGGAAATCCTCAAACTATAGGACCTGCAAATAATAGAGTTATACAAGAAAATCTAGCTTCTATTATTCGCTTATCCCAACAATATGGAGAAGAAGCAGGTGTTGGGGGTACAATTGATTATTATACAGGTTCTCTTGAATTAACCGCAGGACAGCAAAACTATGATATGAATCAATGGGCTATTGATAATGGAATTCAAGGTCGTATCGAAATCAAACGTATATTTTATGAAGCACCACCAGCAATTACTCGTTACTTTGACCCATATGCTGGTACTGGTACAGGTATGATGCAAATGCTTGATAGTTTCGGATGGGGTTCATACTCCCCAGCAATTAACTTTATGTTAATGCCTATAAATTATGATTTACAAAAAATCCAAGCTATAGAACTTAATGATCAAATTAGAAAATCTCAATATACTTTTGAACTTGTAAATAATAAATTACGCATTTTTCCAATTCCATTAGGAGGAGGTAGACATAGATTACGATTCGAATATATTTTAGAATCTGATAGAAATATACCATATGCTCCTAATACTGGGCAAGATATGATTACAAATGCATCAAATGTACCATATGAAAATCCAATATATAGACAAATAAATTCAATTGGTCGTTCTTGGATATTTGAATATGCTTTAGCTTTATCTAAAGAAATGTTAGGATATGTTAGAGGAAAATACTCAACATTACCTATCCCAGGATCTGAAGTTACCTTAAATCAAGGGGACCTTATTTCAGCTGCAACTAATGAAAGAACAGCATTGATTGAACGTTTAAGAACATATTTTGATACTACTTCTCGTAAAACTTTACTTGCTAATAAAGCAGAAGAAGCACAAAGTCAAATGAATATATTAAATGACGTTCCAATGACAATTTTTATAGGATAATATGGCATTATTTGGTACACAACGTGATGTTTCTTTATTTAGACACCTTAATCGCGAGTTGTTATGGGATATCATTACCCAACAATGTGTATTTTATTCATTAAAAACAGCTGAAACTAAAGTAAACATTTATGGTGAAGCGGCTGGCGCTAGATACTATGAAGAACCTGTGCTTTTAAACGTGTTAATTGATAGAGGAGACTTCTCTAACCCGGTTGATGACTTTGGTGTAACTACTGATAGACCAATGACATTTAAGTTCCTACGTGACGATTTACGTGGTAAAAATCCTGTTAATTCTGGTGGAGGTCCTGATATAGGTAATTATCCTGGAACTCCTTACGGAGCAGATGTTTTACCTGAAGTAGGAGATATTGTAATGTGGAATGATTCATATTGGGAAATTGATAATGTAAACGATAATCAGTTATTTGTTGGGAAAGACCCAGCCTACCCATACAATGAAAATCCATTAAATCCAGGATTAGATAATTTTGGAACAAATCTGTCTGTTATCTGTACAGCACACTATGTACCAGCAGATAAAGTACAAATAACTAGAGAAAGAATATAACATGCCATCAGCTAGAAAACCTAACCCAAAATCTCAATTAGAGATACAAAATAGTCAGATAGAACCTTATGTGTTCCCTGAAACGGGTGAATCCTATGGTAATCCTAATATACCTTCTCAATTTAATCAATTTACAGATAAAGACCAAAGCGGAGTAGATTTTAATCGTTCCGAACAAATGTCATTTAAAGAAGATGATGTAAAACCATTTACTGTAGGTCTTCAGGATATTGACGAATCCATAATGTATTACTTTCAGAATGTTATTCGTCCAACTGTTTATCAAAATGGAAATAGATTAGCAGTACCTATAATATACGGTTCACCAGAAAAATGGAAATCAGTTCAAAAAGACGGATACTATAAAGACAAAAATGGTGCTATTATGGCTCCTCTAATCATGTTTAAAAGAGATACGATGGATAAAAATCGTTCTTTAACAAACAAATTAGATGCTAATACTCCACATTTATATGCATCTTGGATGAAAACATATAATCCAAAAAATGCATATTCAAATTTTAGCGTATTAACAAATCGAAAACCAGTAATGCAGTATGTAGTTAACGTAGTGCCTGATTATGTTAATTTAACATATTCTTGTGCTATTCAAACATATTATGTTGAACAGATGAATAAAATTATTGAAGCTATCAACTATGCTTCAGACTCATATTGGGGAGACCCAGAACGTTTTAAATTTAAAGCATCTATTGATTCATATACTACAGCAATAGAAGTTTCAGATTCAACAAATCGTATCATTAAAGGAACATTTTCAATTAAATTATTTGGATATATTGTTCCTGACACTATTCAAAAAGAGATTACAGCTATTAAAAAATATAATAGTAAAGCTCAGGTTATTGTTACAGCAGAAGTAGTTAATAATTTAAATAGTAAATAACATGGCAGCAAAAGCAAAAGGACAAGCAGTAATTTCATTTGTACGTAAACCCAAAAAAAGAAGACCAGGAGTACATGCAAAATCTAAAACTAGTAAAAGTAAAAATAGTAAAAACTACGTAAAAGTGTATGTTTCTCAAGGGAAATAACATATTTATAATAAAATAAATTTATGGGAATAGTTTCGGAAAAAAAGTTTTTAACAGAAGAAGAAAAAAACGTATTAAAAGAAATACAACAACAAACTCAAGTTTTGATTTTAGAGTTAGGTGAAATTGAATTAATTAAACTTCAAATAGAAAATCGCTATCAAACAGCGAAATCATTTTTAAATGAACTTGCTTTAAAAGAAGAAAATTTTAACCAATCTATTATTGAAAAATACGGCAGATCCCGCATAAACCCAGAAACTGGTGAAATTGCTGTATTAGAGTAATTTAATTTAAAATACACCATATTTATAATAAAATAATTTATTTGCAATGGCAGAAACAATTGTATCACCTGGTGTACTAGCAATAGAAAATGACCAATCCTTTATCACTCAAGCTCCTGTACAAGCAGGTGCTGCTATTATAGGACCAACAGTTAAAGGTAAAGTAGGGATTCCTACATTAGTTACTACTTATAGTGATTATCAAAATAAGTTTGGTACTACTTTTTTAAGCGGAAGTCAAACATTTTCCTATTTAACTTCAATTTCAGCTTTTAATTATTTTAATAGTGGAGGAACATCACTATTAGTTACTCGTGTTGTAAGTGGTAGTACAATAATTGATTGGACTCCTGCTACTTCATCATTTATTTCTTCTTCAGCTCATTCTGCTGGTGCTCCTTACAATACTAATACATTTATTTTAGAAACAATTTCTGAAGGAGAAATAATGAATAGTACAGGCCCTACAGGATCTAATGGAACTTTACTAAGTGGCTCTGCAAATAATTTTAGATGGCAGATAGCATCCCCCGATGTTAATTCAGGTACGTTTACTTTATTAATTAGACAAGGAAATGATACTATAAATTCCCCATCAATATTAGAAACTTGGGGCCCTGTATCTTTGGATCCATTTGCTAATAATTACATTGAAAAAATAATAGGTAATCAAATTGAAGTAGTTACAAATGACCCATCAACCGGTGAATACTATGTTCAGCTTTCAGGAAGTTATCCAAACCAATCAGCATATGTTAGAGTTAAACAAGTAAATCAAACTACTCCTAATTACTTTGACAATAATGGTATTCCTAAAAACCAATTTACCGGTTCTTTACCTATTATTAATAGTGGATCATTTGGAGATGGTAAAGGAAGAAACATCCCTACAGGTGTTGCAGGAGCATATTATGAAAATATCTCAGCAAATAACATTCAAGGTTTAACTTCAGCATCATATGTTGAATCTATTGCTTTACTAGCAAATCAAGATGCATACAACTATAATTTTATAACAGCCCCAGGATTAATAGGAAATTCAGCTTACCATTTCCCCGTTGTCCAACAATTAATCACAATGGTTCAAAATAGAGGAAATGCTATGGCTATAGTTGATGTTGTAGGATATAATTCTAATTTAATCCCTGTAACAACAGCAGCAAGTGCCTTTGATACTTCTTATGCAGCAACTTATTGGCCTTGGCTTAAAACAATTGACCCCAACTCAGGACAACAAGTTTGGGTTCCTGCTTCAACTATGATGCCTGGAGTATATGCATTTAATGACAATGTAGCTTTTCCATGGTTTGCTCCTGCTGGTATTAATAGAGGCCTTATGACAACAGTTACTCAAACCGAAAGAGTATTAACCCAAACCAATAGAGATTTACTTTATCAAGGAAATGTAAATCCAATCGCTACATTTCCTGGTTCCGGAATAACAGTATTTGGACAAAAAACATTACAAAAGAAAAAAAGTGCTTTAGATCGTGTAAATGTAAGACGTTTACTGATTGAACTCAAAAACTATATTTCTCAAATAGGTGATACATTTGTATTT